ATTCTTGGCTAAAGTACGTACAATGTTAGCAGTTGTAGAATCTCTCTTGTTTAAAGGGAATACAACCTGGTGTGTATAAAATACTGATCCGTTTTCCTCGGACGCAGTTGCATTAGAACTTGTATTTGCGGTTGCACGTGGCACCTCAAATTTGTAAAATCTTTTACCAGCTACTTTAGTAATGCCGGTAACTAGACCGCTTACCTCGGTAACACCGGAAATATTACCAAACTCGGCTAAAAAAACGGCTTGTAAGCCTCCGATATTTTCGCGGCAATCAATTGTATATCCGCTAGTTATTACACATGGCATGTTAAAAAAAGTTTAAAAAAAAGGCGGCTTATTTCACCGCCTTTTCTTGATTATATATTAATTAGATTGCAGACTTAAACTTAACACATAAAGTTGTGTAAGCTACGTTCACACCTAATTTGAATGCTACTCTATAACGAACCTCGTTATTATCTTTAGAATACCAAATCATGTAGTTTTCCTCTTCAGCTTCTAAGTCAAACGCCATAGCGATATTAGACAAAGTAGTTGCGTAAATGTCACCAGTTCCATTCAATCCGTTAACCGCTACTAACTCTACGTTAGTTCCTGGAATAACAAAAGTTTGGTTTGCATCTCCGTCAACTTTGTAGTTGTAAAGGTTCAATGCTTGATAAGCTAAAACTGCTAATCTATAAACATCGTTACCACACATAACTTTTAAGTCTTCAGCGTCAATGATTTCAACTGGGATAGCTTTGTAAACTGCATTCAATACACTCACTACGTTAGCAGCGGTAATTGTTGCAATTGGGCCGCCCGATACATAACCGGATACGTTAGCGTCAACTGGAGAACCAGCATCAATTAACTTAATCAAGCCGTCAAATGGAGAAAGGTTTGGATTACCACTAGACGTATTACCTTGCCAAATTCCAACCTCTAATTGCTTAGCAATCATCTTGTTTTTTTGCTCGGTAAACTTAGTTTGAAAATCTGCCCATCCAAAATCTTCGTAAGTTGATCCAGCTTTTAAAGCCTCTTGAGTAAAGTAAGCTTCAAAATCTTTAGGACAAATTGTCTCTTCAATTTTGATTTTACCTACTACAACTTCAGCTTGACTTAAAGTTGTTGTACCACTAGGGTTCCAACCGCAAGAGTCAGTTTGAAAGTTTGCGTTAGTAGCTAACTTAGGTACTTTTACGCTAGACTTAGTCTTAGGTAATAAGATACCACCAGCCTTTAATAAAGACTGCGTTTTTGCCGCGAATACGGCTTCGGTTAATAAAGGCGCAATTTCTTGTTTAGTATATGCGCTTATGCCGCTGAATGATAATGCCATTTTATTATAATTTTAGTTTATGAACAAATTGATTTTGAAAATTTTTCAAACTCGCTCTTTGCATCTAATTTTTGATCCGCAAAAGCGTTGCTTGTTTTAACACCAGCATCCGGTGCTGATTGAGGTGCTTCAACTAGCATCTTGCTAATTTGCATTAAGCCCTCAATTACTTTATTTGCTTGACCTAGTTTAGCTTCGTATTGAGCAAACTTAGATTCGTATGCAGTAAATTTCTCGTTTGTTGCTGATTCAAAAGCTGCAAATTTTGCGCTCATATCTTCAACTACTGGACTTTCTACTTCCGGCATATCTTCCATCTTTGGTTTAATTTCCATGATAACTCCGTTGTCAGCTAAGACAATAGTTTCACCACTTTCAAGGATATGCTCGCCAACTGGAGCCGGTACGCCTTCAATAGTTACAATACCGCCAACTGCTAATTCAGTTACTTCAACAATGGTGCCGTCTTTTAGTTTGGCTTCCATCATTTTAACCGGTGCCGCAGTTTCACCGCTAGGCATTGGCATTGATTCGTTTCCTACAAGTTCTGCAAAGAACATAGAAACTTTGTTTAAAATGTTTTGTGCTTGTTCCATGTTTATATATATTATTTATGTGTTAAAGGTACTTTTAATAATTCTGCTAGTTCTGCTAGTTTTTGTTCTGCATAGGTAGGATCTTTTTTTTCGCTAGGGTATTCAAAGTATCCCTCTACACTAAAACCTTTTACCTTGCCTTGTTTTATTAGCTGCCATGCTTGTTCATTTTCTACATAAAAACTACCAAACCAGCTTCCGTCTTTAGCATCTTCAAATCCGGCCATCGGTTGTATGCCTCTTGCTTTGTCTACAATAAAACTTTCAAACATAATAAGTCCGTCAAGCTGCATGTCTTGATCGTGCATTAAATTAACATTGCCTTGGTAGCCTTTCTTGCTAAACTTAATCGCAATGTCTTTTATAGTTTCTGCGCTAAAGGTTACAAAATGCTCACCAAATTTTTTATTGTTTCTATAAATAGGCTTGTCTGCTAGCATTAATGGGCCGCTTATAATATGCTTGTCTTCGTCCTGGATAGCAAAATTAAGTTTTGGCTTATCATTTGAAAAATGCTGCTCCCACATTGAATTGCAAATAGCTACCGCTTGTTCACTTTCTTTGCCTTCATTAATAACATAGCTTATGCATCTAGGTAAAAATGCGTCTTTGGCTTCGCCTTTTGCTGGCTCAATAAAATCTTGGCTAAATGCCACAAAGTCACGCTGAATAGCCGGCTTGTCTACAAGTGCAATAAAAGATACTTCCGCATCATCTTGCAGTTCCTCTTGTATTTTAAGTTCGTAAATAGGTAAGTCCATACTTAATAAATATCTTTTTTATAGTTTATGTACTTTTAATTAATTCTAGCCGCGCGGTTAAGTCTTAAGATACGTTCCTGGTTACCACTCACGTCGCTTTCAACTACAAAGGCCCTAGCTGCCACGTTGCCTATTTGGTTTACTTGTGCTTGATTTAAAGTAGTTGTGCTTGCTTGCGCCATTAAAGGTGCGCTTACATTCATTGACGGAATGCTAGGCGTAGAGCCACCGCTTGCGCCACCGCTTGATCCTTTAACACTTGGCACCTTTACGCCCATAATAGACTTAACGGATTGAATACCCGTTGCAATAATACCGGCAACGGATGCAATTTTTTGTATTGTGCCGAATGGTTCCGGCAATACGGACTTTGCTCTTATCACTTCGGACGCACCAATATAAGTATTTATTAAAGCAGTTGCAATTCCTAGCGCTTTGCCGGCCGTAGTTTGTTGGCCAATAATAGCACCTAAGGCCTCCGTTGCATTTCCAATAGCTCTTAGATTATCTAATTTAGCTTTAGCTAATTTATCATCGTTTGCTTTGTCTAAGTCTTTTAAATCTTGTTCTCTTTTATAATTATCAATCGTTAATTGAGTCCTATATTTCAAAGCATCCTCTCTGTCCTTTCTTGCTTTTGCCTCCCTTTCTGCGTCCGCCTTTGCTGCGTCTGCTATGATTTGGTCGCCGCTTTCTTTTAATTCTCTATCTTGTTCAAGTTCGTAATTTTTTCTTTCTAGATCCCACTTTTGTTTATCAAGTATTTCTTGCCTTCTTTTTTCTTCTGCTTGCTTTCTTATTTGCTCCGCTTTTTCCGCAGCCGCTTTTTGATCGGCTAATCTTTTTTCTTGCTCGGCTTTTTCTGCGTCGGTTAACTCTTTACTGCCAGCAATAAACCTTTCGTTTGCAGCCTCATATCTTGTACCAAATTCGGTAACCGATTTTTTTGCATCATCCCAGGCACCGGCAAAGTCACCACTTATAAACTTTTTAACCGCCGAGCCTACTAAGCCCACACCTTGCAAAAATGAACTTAAAGCGCTATAAGCAACTTCAAAACCTTTGCTAACATAAGGCAAGGCTTTTTCTGCAAGACTTATAAAAGCATTAATTAATGGCTCCATTGCTCCTAAAATTCCATTAAGAATCCTACCAAATTGATTGATAATAGGATCAAGCTTTTTCATTGCGCTTTCGTTCTTAGCAAACGCAGCCGCAAGAGCGCCAACCAATCCAACAAGTAAACCTATCCCGGTAGCTTTTAAAGCGGCACCCCATGAAGAGGTAATTATTTCTAATTGTCTTATTCCTTTACCTAGCATTCCTACCGGCCCGCCGGCATTTTCTAAAGCACCGGCAAAATCATTCGCACCTACTTTAGCATTTTCAATGCCGTCTTCAACGTCTCTAATTTTTGCGGATAATTGATTAAAATCTTCGGAGCCGGCCGCCGCTTGCTTTAAAGCTTTTTTAAGTTCTTTAAGTTCGGCAATACTAC